CAAAAGAAGGTTTAGAAAAGGATATTAAAATGGTGAATTATAAAAGAGAGAGGTGACTGGAGGACTCGCTAGAATCAAGTATTTTACTTAGAAAGGAAACATGGAAACCAAAAAAAAGGAAAAAAAGAAATGTTTAAATTGCCGAAAGCCAATGGCTAAAGTTAAAGACCCGATAACCAAAACTAAAACAGGCTATCTTTGGCATTGTAGCCATTGTATGCCGAAAAATGTGAATTTAGTAGTAGTATGAGGGTTTGTGAAAAAGAAGGCATGGCGAAGAACTACTTATCATAAAGCAAACAAATACAAGGCTTATCTAAAGACGGATAAATACAAAGCCTACCTAAGGGCCTACCAAAAGGCAGTGAAACGTCACCGGCAACACAGTAGTGAAAATGAAATTGAGGAATCATGATTAAAAAACCAACCAAAAAACAATTAAATAAGAAGGCTGACGCTTTGTTTTCCAAAAAGGTTTGTAAAAAGGGAATATGCGAGATGTGCGGACAAAAGAAATTCAGACTTCAATGCGCTCACGTTGTTACCCGAACTTTATTAAGTCTAAGATGGGATTTCAAAAATGCTTTGGCTTTATGTGCGGGTTGTCATTTGCGATGGCACAAGGATCCTTTATGGGCTATAACATGGTTTAAGGCGGTTTACCCTGAGCGGGCCAAGTATTTACTGAAAAAAACTGAAAAAAAGAAAAAACTTGCAAAGACCTGATCATGAAATATCCCGATGATTTTGTGAATAAAGTCGTTTGTGCTGATTGTCTGAAAGCGATGAAGTATATCCCAGATAATACGATAGATAGTATTATTTGCGACCCGCCTTACGGATTAGAGTTTATGGGGAAAGACTGGGATAATGGAGTGCCAGGAATAGTTTTCTGGCAAGAAATGTTGCGAGTAGCCAAACCAGGAGCAACGCTGATGAGCTTCGGCGGGACAAAAACTTATCACCGAATGGCTTGTGCGATAGAGGATGCGGGGTGGGTGATTAAGGATTGCTTGATGTGGCTTCACGGTCAGGGATTCCCCAAAGCGACTGATATTAGTAAGCAGTTGGATAGGAAAGCGGGAAAACAAATAAAAAATCAGTCAGAATTTACAGAATTTTCAGCTCAAACAGATACCACAAAACACATTAAAAGATACAAAAAATGTAAAGAATGTGGAAAGTTATTATTTGGACAAGACCCTTGTAATTGTAAATGGAGAAACTATAAAGGACAAAGTGATGAAGCCCAACTCTGGAACGGTTGGAAATCACACGGATTAAAGCCCGCTTATGAGCCAATTATAGTCGCAATGAAACGCAACGAAGGTTCTTATGCAGAAAACGCCTTGAAATGGGGAGTGGCGGGGTTGAATATAGATGGGGGGAGGATAAAAACAAATGATAAATTACAAGTTCTTAAAAATGATACTCTTGAAAAGGATTTAATGGGGAATATGAAAGGAAAAAACGCAAAAGGCAGAAAAATAGAATTTGTTGATGGTGGCTTAGGTCGCTTCCCAGCTAATTTAGTCCTTGAATGTATTTGTGATGAGGTGAAGGAAGGGGGAGAAGTTAAAAGTAAAGCTATTAGGGATAAATTAAAAGTATCTCATTTTGGTAACAACGCAAAACCATTAGAAGATTTAGAATACAAAGACAAAATCCAGATCCACACCAACCCCGAATGTCCTTGCTATATGTTAGATAAGCAAAGCGGGATGCTTACAACTAATTCAACAGGCAAAAATAGTCCATCAGATTACCAAACAAAAAGCGTGTTTGGTGCTGGATATAAAAGTGGTGCTAAACCTTATAAGAGCGACACAGGTGGTGCTTCACGTTTTTTTTATTGTGCCAAAGCTTCAAGGTCTGAACGTTTATTTGGGTTGGAAGGATATATTCTAAAACAAGATACACCAGAAGATATACAAAAAGAAATTGGAAATAAGTTTATGATAATATCCAAAGAACAATACAATAAATTACCAGAAAAATACCAAAAGTATTTTAAGGAATTTCGCAACGAACATTGCACCGTAAAACCTCTAAAACTTATGCAATACCTTTGCACACTAACCAAAACCCCTACGGGCGGGATAGTGTTAGACCCTTTTGCTGGAAGCGGAACAACCCTAATAGCGGCTAAAAAAACAGGCAGGGATTTTATAGGAATTGAAAAGGAAGAGGAATACTGTAAAATTGCAGAAGCTCGTATCAAGGCAACGACAGTGCAATATAGATTATTTTAATTCCTAGAAATATTAAAGGAGAAAATATGACTGAAGATGAAAGACTAGAGGGGATGGGTTGTGTCGCCTTGATGTTTATATTCTTTTTCATTTCCCTTATAATGATGATGGTATTTTTTATGTTGGGGGGTTTGTTATGACGGGCAATATTTGCGACCATGAATATGTATCTTGCGGTAGAAGAATGTCAAAAGGGGAAAACATATTAGGATGGAAGGTAACGGCAGAGGTGGAGGACTTTGTATGTAAGAAATGTTTAAGTATTTTCAGTAAGATAAGGAAACCCGATCCACTCATGTTCTTTTCTCAATATAAAATGGTATGTCAAAGATAAAATGGATAAAAGCAAAAACTGATTATATTAAAGACGAAACGCAGAGCTTCGAAAGCATCAGTAAGAAGTATGGCGTTTCGGTAACGGCAGTCAAGGTAAGAGCCAGTAAGGATGGTTGGGTGAAACTGCGTAAACAAACTTTGCAGAAAGTTAACCAAAAGTTACCTGAAAAGCTGGGAAACGAGTTGGCAGAGATCAAAGCAAGGCACGCAAGATTAGGTAGGATACTGCAGGGCAAGGGATACCAGAAGATAAGCAAGCAGAAGGCAGTACCACAGGACTTTGATGACGCTCGCAGGGCAATAGAGACAGGTGTTAAGATAGAGAGGGAAGCATTAGACCTTAACAAGAATACTCCGCCGATGGTTAACATAAAGAACATTATTGGTGCTTGGATTCGGGGAGAGGAGGACAATGCTTGATTACAAGAACCTGATAGAGAAGGGCTTTGACATCGTGGACAAGAATGGCGACAGGAAGCCGTTCATCCTCAATCCGGTTCAGAACCAGTACCTGGAATTTCTTAAGGCCGACTACCCCGACATGGAGGGGATAAGGGAGAATATCCTCAAGGCACGCAGGGAGGGTTTCTCAAGTCTTATAGACGGCATACTGACAGTTGACTTTTTGGCGAAGGAAAACATAGGCACTCAGATAATATCCCACAACGAGAAGGAAACACTATTATTATTCGACAGGGTTAATTTCTTCATAGATAGCTTTTGCGAGAAGAAGAAGATAGATAGGAAGTGGCTGCTTGAAACGGACAGCCGGAGCTTCTTGAGGAACAATAGCAACGGATCATTTATGTTTATAGGGACGGCGGGAGCAAAGATACTTGGCCGTGGTCCGACACTCCAGAACATACACTGGTCGGAGATAGCCTACTACGCCAACACGCCAGTCCTGAGTGCGGAGAAGCTGGTAGTCGGTGCGGAACAGCAGGTAGCGATGGGGATAGGTAAAATCTTTAGGGAGTCCACCGGCAACATGTGGGGAGACTTCTACTTCAACGAGTGCGAGAGGAGCCGGAAGAAAGAGAGTTCTTATAAGTTCCGTTTCTTTGCTTGGTTCGTTGACCCCGACAATTCAATAGAGCCGACACCGCTTACGGACGAGGAGATTCTGATGAGGGAAAGATATAACTTAACAGATGGTCAGGTCTGCTGGTACAGGGAGAAGATGAAGGAGTTCGAGAGCAAGGCACTCGGCAAAAGGGAATATCCGTTTACACCAGAAGAGGCGTTTCTTGCCACCGGCACGGGGTTCTTTGACCCTGACGTATTGAAGAATTACAAGGACAAGATAGCACAGCCCAGAAAGGTAGGCAATCTTGCTATGGATGGGATCTTTTTATAATGTTTAAGGTATTCCGAGAACCACAAGCAGAGGAACTTATAGTCATAGGAGCCGATCCGGCAGACGCTGGTAGTTCCTATTGTGCAGCCCACGCCTTGAGCAAGAAGCAGGCCGATGTGTTTATGGTCTTCCATGCAAGGACTGACAGTGCCCAGTTCGGTTATGAGATTTATAAAATGGCACGATATATCAACCGGTTCACCGGTAACTGGCCTTGCATCGGGGTGGAGAGGAACATAGGGTCGGCAACCATCAATGTCTTGCAGACGCTCAACTATTCCAACCTGTTCCGTATGCCGAAACTTGGAATGGAAGTTGACGACAAGGAGCAGGAAAAGATTGGCTGGCTGACCACAGCCCAGACCAGGCCGAAAATGCTGGACGAGTTGGGGTTGGCATTGGCTCAGGGGTTGGTGAGGATTTACGACGAGGACACAGTTAAGGAGTTGTTTTCTTTTATAAGGAATCAGAGAACCGGCAGGCCAGAAGCAGCCGAGGGTTCTGATGACGACCTTGTTATGGCGTTGGCTATTGCTTGGCAATTACACGGATTGGCAAAGGTTAAGGCGTCCTCGGAGTGGGACTCTATTATTTCGAGATTTCCGAAGCAGAAGTTATTTGACAAGAAAGGACTGTACTGATGGACAAGGCAGCAAAAGAACTCGGTGCTTTGTTGCTGAAGCTCAAGCCTTATCTGCTTGAGATAGATCAGCAGGTGGTGGACACTTACAAGGGCGAGATAAAGCTCACCTTGAGGGTGTGGGAGGGTTTTGTTACCGATGTTGTTTCGATGAAGGTAATACGCAAGACCTTCAAGCAGCCACTTGACAAAGTAGCGAAATAAGACTTACTATGTAAATATGGCAAAAGCTCCGAAGGAACTTAAAAAAGTAAAGTTCGGCGAAAGGGAGCAATCCCAGATCCTCGAGGAGTGCCAAAAGCACGAGCGGGACTCCTATAACTACCTTGCTTCCAAAAGAGACACCTGGCCTGACAAGGAGGCAATGCTCATCTGCAAGCTGGAAGATGACATATCCGGTGGACAGAAGTCGCAGGTATTCGATCCGGTCTTGTCAACAATGCTTCTCGAGCGGACGGCAAGGACAATGTACCAAAACCCCTCCGGCAAGGCTTATGCAGTTTCAAGGGACGATGTGGGTAAGAACAAAATAATGAACCTCCTGTTAAAGTTCTTCAGAAAAAACGCCAACGAACAATTTTCTCACCTTATGAAGTTACGGATGCTGGATTTCTTTTCCGGTGTCTTCGGCTCTTATTTCGCCCTCATCCCTTGGAGAGTTAACCCCTACCTCAATTACATCGGTCCAGAGCTACTTCTTATAGACATTTATAAGTGTCGTCCTCAACCGCACAGGGGAAGTGTAAACCAGAGCGACTGGTTCACAGTTCAAGACGACATTTCGCTGGCATGGCTCATCAAGCAGGCGAAGCAGTCAGACCAGTGGATCAATATGGACAGGATAGCAGCCCAAATGAAAGTAAAGAAAGACGAGGGCGACACGAGAGACTCCAGTTCTGAAACTTCGCTGGTCGAGCAAGAGTGGTATCCGTCTATTTATGGGGATGTTAAGTACCCTACTCTTAAGACTTTCACGGAATACCGCAGGGACTTGTGGATTACTTGGTGTCAGCAGAAGATAGACGAGAAAACGCAGAAGGCTTGGATTATTCGATTAGTAGAGAACCCTTACCCCGACGGTATGCTTCCGATAGTGGCGAAGCACGCCTTCCCGATGATGAATTCCATTATCGGGCTTGGGGAATTTGAGCGTGGTGAGACGCTGCAGAAAGCTCTCAACTCCCTTTGGAATCTTTACCTTGACGGGGTTAAGTATTCGATCTTTCCGCCTCTTCACATTAACCCTGACGAGGTAGCCCCGTCCTCTGTTAAGTGGGGAGCCGGTGAAAAGTGGTTTATGAACCACCCGAATGTAGACGTGCAGACTATGAACATATCCCCGAGGGGTCTGGAGACATTCCAGTCAACTTATGGTTACATGATCTCTGCGATCCAGAATCTGTCTGGTTCTACTACGGTAACGCAGCCACAGGGTCAAGAGCTTTCGCTGGGCAAGACCCCGCAGGCCATTCAGTTCAGGAGCATGATGCAGTCGGCAAGGGACGAGTGGGATCGGTTTATGATTGAGGATACTATCAACGAGGTTTACAACCGCTGGATTGCTCTTATTACCAATAATATGACCGAACCGCAGGTATTGAGGATTTACGAGGAGGAGATCAAGGATGTCAAGGCAGCCTATCCAGAGGAGAACATGATCGAGGTGTTCAAGAGTGGCAAGAGGGGTAATTTGACAGTAGATAATTCTGTCTTTTATGACAAGAAGTCGAAGGACAATAGGCCGGTATCGTTCGACTACGAACTTGAGACCGGTTCGACTATGAAGAAGAACATCGAGGACGAGGCTCAGACGATTAGTGCAATAATCCAGTCGTTAAGTGTCAAGGTGGGACAGACCACAATTCTCGAGGAGATAAGGGCGAAGGGCGGGGACGTGGATGTTAAGGAGCTTTATAAGCGGTGGGTGGCCTTGAGCCTGAAGGACTACAACAAGATTATCATAGAGCCGGAGAACATGGCCGGAGAGGAAGTTACACCGCAGGGAGTTAACCCAGAAGAAATCCCAGTGCCGACCGGCCAGCAACAAGTGACACCGGTAGCAGCACAACCAGAAACACCAAGACCAGAATTTACCGATCCGGAAATAGCAGCAGCAGCCGAGCAGGTGCTTGGCGGGATGGCCGGAATACCAGCAGCATAAAATGAAGAATAACAAGTCTATTAAAGAGCAGGCAGCAAGGCAGGCGATACCGCCAGTACCGCCACCGGATTTTATTAAAGAGATAGTTGAGGAGACCAAACCAAAGAGGGAAGTAAAACCAGATGAGGACAAAATCATCGCACAAGGCTCGGAGTCGGACTTTTGGAAGATTCTCAAAAGGTTTATCGAGAACTACCAAGAAAACCTTAAAAAGACTACACGAGAACTAGCAACGGCTGGTAGCTTCGATCTTGAAGCTATAGGGATGAAGTATCTTTTAAGCGACCAGATAGTGGGGGCCTTGGAGAATGTTGTCAGCTTCGTGGACAACAAAGCGAAAGTGGTTGAGATAAAGAAAATAGAAACTGAAGAATTAGAAAAGAAAAGAACCGAACTGTTGGAGAAAAGACGGCAGGAAATAGAGGGGAGATGACGGAAAAACTGTTTGAGGTTATTTTTAAGATCATACAAATAATAGCCATAGGGTTTGTCATTTGTGCAGTTGGACAGGCACTGCAAAATGCAACTTACTGAAAGGAGAGACAATGCCAATTCCAGGTGCCAGGTATAGATGGATTCGCAAGGGCGGAAAGATGGTTCGCCTTGCCTTTGTTGGCAACAAGGTGGTCGAGGTCAAGGAAAAAGGCCACGAAGCCAAGATGGTGCATAAAAAATGAAAACCGGTAGACACGGCAGAGAACTCAAGGTACCGGAGAACTTACCTCCGTCTTCAGACAAGGACTTCTGGGGAGACTCCGAGATTGGTGTAATTAAAAGGCATAGCTTCGAGATGAACAACCACTATCCTGTTTATATAAGGGGTGGCGTGTTCGTTTGCAAGGGCTGTCCGTTTGAGCACACGCTTCCGTTAAGTACAGACAAATTCACAGTTAAAGACGGTCATGTGTTACCTCTTGACAAGGCTTCTTAATAGTGTTTATATTCTTAATTAGTGAGGGTAGCACTTTATACTTACCTTCCAGCACAGCACCCTGGTGCGATAACTGCCAAATCCGTGGGTAGTAGGAGGTGATGAGTGTGAAGAGTAAACCGAAACAAGCTGCAATAACGCCCAAAGTTGATGAGGAACTTGATAAGCTGGAGAAGGAAACGAACGAGAAACTCGAAAGCATCAAGTCCGGTCAGACTAAGGACACCGGAGAAGAGCAAACTCCGGCCGAAGGGTCAGCTCCTAAGGAAATTGAAGCACCTACTGAGGAGGTCGAGGTTGCTGAAAGCCCTGAACCGCAAGGCGAAGGCGAAACGGCATCAGAAACCTCGGATGAGGAAATTTTAAGCTCGTTAAAGGACAAAGGACAAAGGCGATTTCGCGAATTGTCCAAGAGAGCAGCTTTGGCTGCGGAGTTAGAGAAAAGGGTGAAGGCTCTCGAACAGTTGGTCGGGAAGCAGAAACCCCTTATCGAACCCGTACCCGAAGCAGAGTCGGAATCGGTTCAACCTACAGGGCTCCCTTGGGATGAATCCCTGGAGCCTCGTGAAGTATATGAAGAAGAATATAATCAAGAGATCGAATCCAAGGCCTCACAAAAGGCCGAGGTAATCACGAGGCAACAGCTGAAGGACTACCATGAAAAGATGGAAGACCTCCAAACTTTGCAACGTGACCTCGACATTGTTGAGACTGAATTTGATGAGTTGAACCCTGGTAAAAGGGATGCTGTTACGAATGAAGTAGTAGAACCGAATCCAGACTACGACCAAGAACTTGCTATCAAGATAGCGACTTGGTTTAAGGAAAGGCGCAAAGCCAATCCGACGCTCAGACTGGTAGAGTTTGTGAGAGACCTGATGTCCTTGAGGAACAAGGGCACGGAGCAAGGGAGGCGGGAGGCTTCAGCCGAAGTCGTAAGACAGGCAGCCAGCCAACCGATAGTACCCTCGGGAACTCCGACAGGTGGTAGCACCAGCCTTGACCAGATGATCTCCGATGCGAGGAGCATGAGGGAACTGGACGAGGTCGAGAAGAGCCTACCTCACGCCTAACGAGTTAGGAAAGGAGGACTTATGGCTTTAACAACGACAGGAACGCTATCCAGCACAGTCAAGAACTTCTATGAAAAGAGGTTCTTACTGCGTGCAGAGAGCAACTTCGTTTGTGAGCAGCTTGGAACCCCAGGTCGAATCCCGAAAAACGAAGGTAAGACGGTTGGATAATCCAAACAGCCGTTCTTGCGAGTAATCGCAATGCACATTAACATCACTATATGCTGGAAAACTACAAAGAAAGGAGGTGCTTTCTATGCGACAATCCGAATTTCGTAGCAATCAGCAGGAAACTTTAGCTTACCTCGGTGGACTTTTTGATGGAGAAGGGCATTTCGGTATTGGCCGAATTCAAAAAGGAAGCAATTATGCTTATAAAGCAGAAATTGCTTTTTCAAATACTGATCCACTATTGGTAAATTTCTTGACGGATTTTTTGATAAAGCAAAGAATTGCCTATTTTATAAGGTTGAGAGCAAAAAGTTCAGTAGGCAAAAATCAATATGAAATAAGTATAAATGCTTTATCATCCCAAAAGAAATTTCTTGAGCTTATTATCCCTTTTCTCGTTGGAATGAAACAGGCTGAAGCCAAATTAAGTCTGAAATATGTTGAAAATAGAATAAAACGAAATAAAGAGCCTCAGCCAAGAAATTCTGATGGCACTTTTGTTGGAAACAACAAGGCTCCATTTACAACAGAAGAAACGGGGATGTATAATGAATATAAGAAGTTAAAGGCTCCTCAGAGACTACACGTGATGCCCCCGCCAAACGGGGTGAAGATATAGTCCAATTTTGTGTCTGGAATAGGATGACGAATCCTACCGCCAAGAACACTGCACTCGGTGAGGGTATAGACCCGACTCCAACCGGACTTTCCGCCACTCTGGTCTCAGCCAATTTGGCTCAGTACGGAAACTACGAGCAGGTCACCGATTTGCTGGAGTTAACCTCGGTTGACAGCCTAATCAAGGAAGTCATTGATGTCTTGGCGTACGAGGCAGCATTGACCATTGACACTGTCATCCGTGATACTCTGGTAACCGGTGGGACGGTTCAGTATGCTGGCACAGTTGTGGCTCGGAACAGTCTTGTTCCTGCGAATGTCCTCACAGTAGCGGATATTCGTAAGGCAAAGAGGAATCTTGGGAGGTTCTTCGCGAAACCCCATACCGCCAACAGGTTTGTCGCCATCGCCCACCCAGACGTAATTTACGACCTGGAAGGGGACACTACTTGGATTTCGGCACACACCTACAACGATAAGGGATTGGAGAACTTCTACAACGGAGAGGCTGGGGAGATTTACGGCACTCGGTGGATCGAATACGGAAATTCGCCAGTTTTGACGAACTCCGGTTCAGCCGGTACTGAAGTCTACCTCACCTGGATCATGGGTAAAGACTTCTTCGGAGTCAGCAAACTTCAAAATTTGCAGACTTATGTTGACAGTCCGTCACCACGATCTGCCTTGAGGTTGTATTCCGACATCGGTTGGAAGGCAAGCTGGGCACACCAGGTGCTTAACGATAGTTTTGCAATGCGTGTTGAGACTGCTGCGACAGCTTGATGGCTTGAGGCCGGTATGCTACCCGATCATATCGGCCAATTGCTACTTGACAAGGTTAAGTAAAGTTTGTTAGTCTTTAAGTATAAGTATTAAGGTTAAGATGACAAAAAAAGAACCGACAGTAACCATAGTACCGAACATTGAGCGTATCTTCATTCGCCTCATTCAACAGGCTCGCTTATCTTCTATTATCATGCCAGGGCAACTCAAGGCTGGTGAAGCACTCCACTGCGGGGAGGTGGTTGACCCAGGGGACACCAAGTTCAAGGTGGGGCAAGTTGTTTATTACTCCGAGTATTCCGCTTCTCAGATTTATAATATCGGAGCTGCCTTGCGTGGGGAGTGTTCCCTTGGAGAGGCGATGCAGTCTGCCTATTACATAGTGGCTGCTGACGATGTTATGGCTTATGAGAAAGAAGTGTTTAATTGGGAAAAAGAAGGCATTGTAAAACAGCAGAAAGAGATGAAACAGCCGGTTGAGTATGTTTCTGCTACTGGTGCCATAGTTGCACATGACAATAAGTAGGTTTGAGAAGTTACTGAAGATTGTTAATCCGAACTTGCGGATCAGAATGAGGGGATGGGGAGACGTAGGTGGGGTGTTTGTCGGCAGATATGGCAAGTTGGGTTATCTGGTGAGGTTAAGCAAGGGAGAATTGCACTTGAGGGGATACCGGCAGGAAGTAGTTGACCCGAGTAACCCGATGAATCTCATACAGGGAAAGATAATCAAGCGTGGTAGGGTAACAATTATTAACCTATTAAGAAATTACAGGTGGATTAAAAACCATCAGCAGAAGTCAATGCTGCTTTGGGGTTTAAGGAAGTACGAAAATGGAATACCAAAAGGGACTTGTTAGTTGTATTTTAACTACTTATAATCGAGCGGAGGTGATGCTCCCGAGGGCGATCAAGTCCGTCCTCAACCAAACTTATAAAGACCTCGAACTTATAATAGTTGACGACGCCTCGAAAGATAACACTCAGGAAGTAGTCAGGAACTTCAAGGACAAGCGGATTAAGTATATCCGGCACGAGAAGAATTTCGGTTCGGACACCAAGGGCAAAAACGATGGGATATTGGCTTCAAAAGGAGAGTTTATCGCCTACATAGACGACGACTGCGAGTGGTTCCCTTACCACCTTGAGAAGCTGGTGGAGAAACTGCAAAAGAACCCGAACCTTGACCTTGCCTATTGCGATATGTGGATTCTTGACGCCGACAGGCCGGAGTGGGAAGGCTCGCAGGGTATAACTCTCCCACAGTTCGACTCACAGTTTTTGCTCAACAGGTGTTTTATAGACACTTCCGAGGTGGTACACCGCAGGGAGATAGTCTTCAGGGTTGGCGGTTGGGACGAGACACTGCCGAAGTTCGTTGACTGGAATCTTTGGGTAAGAATGAGGAAGGCCGGAGCGGAGATGCAACGGCTACCGATGGTGGCCTCAAACTACTACATAAACAAGAGTCAGAAGTCGAAAAGGATACAGACCGAGAGTTGGTATGACGAGCAACTTAAGATTATGATGTTTAAGCCGACATTCAACCCTTCCGGCTGTTACACTTACCTTCCCTACCTCGGGAATGACGTGGAGGCAGAGAAGAATCCGAAGGTGGCGATCTTCACCATAACTTACGACCGGCTGGACTACACGAAGAGAATGGTTAAGAGCTTAAACAAATCCACCAAGTACCCCTACGACTGGTTTGTGTTCGACAACGGCTCGCAGGACGGCACTCCGGAATGGCTGGAGAAACAGAAAGCAAGAAAAGTTTTCCTTAACCATGATAATTCCGGTATTACCAATGCTTCAAATGTTTTATTGGACGCTATCTTCACTACCGGTGAATACCAGATAATCATTAAGGTTGACAACGACTGCGATTTTATGACCTTCGGCTGGCTGGAGACGATTGTAGACCTGTGGAAGCGTAACAAGTGGCTGTATATCACTCCCTACCCCGAAGGGCTGGTCCACAACCCAGGTGGAGCGCCAAGGGTGGGCTATTCTACCATCGGACCGTACTTTGTGGAGGTGAGTTACCATTTGTCTGGACTTTGTGCCGCGGTCTGGTCGAAGGTTTACGAGAAGTTTCGCTGGTCCGACCAGTTCCTGCACGGCAACCAGGACAGGGAAGCCAGCGTAGCGTTCACGAAGCAGGGTTTTATGCCGATGTATCTGCCTCAACATCGGGTTATGCACATGGACAATACGATGGGGCAGTATCAGAAATACCCCGATTATTTTAAGCGCAGGGTAGAGGAGAAAAAAACGACTTATGCGAAGAATGCGACAAAATAAAAATACGATCGAATACTGGGACTCATTCTACAA